CTGCAGAGACCACCCACTTCCTGAAGCTGGCGACGAGTAAGACGATGCTGGAAAAGCAGAAGCTCGAGGAAGAGAACAAGCTCCTGCGGGCTAAGACTGAGGCCATCAATGCAGCAAAGGACAACGAGGAGCTGTACCTGGAAGTGCTCAAGGCCATGACAGAGTATTCCGGCGAGGATGATGGCGAAGGAGAAGAGTATGAGTGCTGAGGTGTTCCGGATGCTTTGGGTCGTGGCAGTCCCGGCGTTGTTTGGAGAGGTGTTCTGGTTCGGTGAATACGGCGGCGTGAACGAGAAACAGGACAATATGGTGTGGGCCATGTTTCTTGCGACAGTTACATTCCTGATTGCGGGTGCATTTGCAATGGACCACGGGTGCATCTGAGAAAGAGGCGGCTCTATGACAGAGTTCAAGAGGATACTGTTGTCGAGCTTCCTTGCATGTTTTGCGGCCTTTCTGCTGGCGGTATGGCTGGGGAAGAAACCGGATAATACCTTGAGTTGGATTGCACTTTGCGGGGCGGACCTACATGGCATGATATTACTGGTGTACGAACTCATGAGGACACTGAAATGAAAAGCTACAGCGAAATGTGCCGATGTGGGACATTCGAGGAGAGGCTGAAGTATTTGCAGCTTCACGGGACGGTGGGAAAGGACACCTTCGGGTTTGACCGATACCTGAACCAGGATTTTTACCGCTCGAAGGAGTGGCGGCAGTTCCGGGACAGGATCATCGTGCGAGACGGAGGCTGCGACCTCGGGTGCAAAGACCATCCTATCGCAGACATCACAGCCAGCGGAGGAAAGGTGAGCCGGGCGCACATTACGATACACCACATCAACCCTCTGACGAAAGAGGATATTCTCGAGCACCGGGAAGCACTGTTCGACCCGGAAAATGTTATCAGCATGTCGGATGCGACACACAAGGCCATCCATTACGGCACCGGGGACGGGCCGAAGATGCCGGATGGCAAGAGAACAGCAGGGGATACCTGCCCTTGGAGGAAATAGGATGAACTGGACGACGGCTTGGCTTACCATGAAGCAGGGACACAAAGTGAAACGGCGGGGCTGGAAGGACGCCTACTGGCATATTTCCGGCACAGAGCTTCTGATCCACAAGGAAAACGGCGAAGAGGTAAACTTCCGCAAGGTCAAAGATATTGGCATGATGCTGAACGTGACCTGCTGCGACGACTGGGAACAGGTTATGGAAGGATAAAACGATGATGGGCCGCTTTACCTGACAACGAAAGAAAAAACAGAGGAGGATTCAAAATGGACAACGAAGCTATGATGAACCGCGCAAAGCAGCTGGTGGTGGACTACTTCAACAGTCATGTGGATGCGACCGACGGCAAGAAGCTGACGATGGAGGATGTGTTCATCGTATGGTTCTCGAAGACCTTGCAGAACTGGAAGGCACTTGTGAGCACCACCGTATCTGACGGCATGTACTATGAGATCACCCACAACGGTGACAAGAAGGAAACCTACCTTGACGTGTACAAGAAGTGGGAGAACCAGTGCATTGCGGACGGAAACACCGCACATTGACGGAGGTGCAGCATGGACAGCATCCTGACAAGCGTGAAGAAGCTGCTGGGGATAGCGGAGAGCTACACGGCGTTTGATGCGGACATCATCATGCACATCAACGCGGTATTTCTGGTGCTGCAGCAGCTGGGAGTCGGGCCGGAGAAGGGCTTTGGCATCGTGGACGCAAGTGCCGTGTGGGACGACTTTCTGCCCGGAGACGAGCGGGCGAAGGCCATCGCGTCCTACATGGGCGCAAAGGTAAGGCTCGTGTTCGACCCGCCGCAGAGCTCGACAGCTATGGAGGCGCTGAAAAATACCGTTGCAGAAATGGAGTTCCGGCTGAACATCGAGTTTGATAAAGCGGAGTCATAACGGAGATCGACGAGGACTCCTGCTGCGGTGAAACGGAACGTGTGAGCACACCCTATGAGGGAGACAGGGATAAAAAACGATATGCATGATATACAGGAAGCGATGCGTCTATGGGCGTCTGAAACGGTGAACTGGAACATGACGGACGCTTACAGTCTCTGCCGGACCTGCGCTAACTTCAGGTCATGGAAATGCTCGAACTCGAAGGAGTGCTTCGACAATCCGAAAAAGCCATATTACAAAGCGAGACACTGTGACAGCGCTACCTTATTATAATGGACCTTGATGAAAACCTCATTTTCGCTGCGGTACGGCACGAACCTGCAATGAATAGGACTTAGGAGAATAAAATTATGGCACTCTCGAACACGGCCACGCCCATCTACTACGGCCGGTTCCGGGAGGCCGTGATGCGGGGCGAGATACCTGTCTGCCGGGAAATTTCAATGGAAATGAACCGGATCGACGACCTCATCGCGAACCCGGGCGTTTACTACGACGACAAGGCCGTCAACGGCTTTATCAAGTTCTGCGAGAGGGAGCTGACGCTGACCGACGGCAGTGATCTGAAACTGCTGGACAGCTTCAAGCTCTGGGCGGAGGAGATCTTCGGCTGGTACTACTTTGTGGAGCGGAGCGTGTACGTGCCGGAGCCCGGCGGACATGGGGGACATTACGAGCGCAAGCGCATCAAGAAGCGACTCATCACCAAGCAGTATCTCATCATCACCCGTGCGGCCGCAAAGACCATGTATCTGGAGTGCTTACAGGCCTACTTTATGACGGTAGATAAGAGCACGACCCAGCAGGTGACGACTGCCCCCACCATGAAACAGGCAGAAGAAGTCCTCTCGCCGTTCCGGACAGCACTGGCGCGGGCGAGAGGGCCTGTTTTTAAGTTTATGACCATGGGCAGCATCCAGAACACCACGGGTGCGAAGAGCGACCGGGTGAAGATGGCCTCCACCAAGAAGGGAATCGAGAATTTCCTGACGGGCTCGCTGCTGGAGATACGCCCCATGACCATCGAGAAATTACAGGGCCGGCGCGACCGTGTGGCGACTGTGGACGAATGGCTCTCCTGCGACATCCGGGAAGACACCATCGGCGCCATCGAGCAGGGCGCAGCCAAGAACGAAGATTATCTCATCGTGGCGGCAAGCTCGGAGGGTACTGTCCGAAACGGCTGCGGCGACACCATCAAAATGGAGTTGATGGAGATCCTGAAGGGCGAGTATGTCAACCCGCATGTCTCCATCTTCTACTACAAGCTGGACTCTATCGACGAAGTAGGCAAGCCGGAAATGTGGCTGAAGGCGAACCCAAACCTCGGGCAGACTGTGAGCTATGAGACTTACCAGCTGGATGTGGAACGCGCGGAAAACTCACCCGGCGCACGGAATGATATTCTGGCCAAGCGCTTCAACCTGCCGATGGAAGGCTACACCTACTTCTTTACTTATGAGGAGACCCTGCGGCATCGACACCGGGACTTCTGGCAGATGCCCTGTGCCATGGGCGCTGACCTTTCGCTGGGCGACGATTTCTGCTCGTTTACCTTCCTGTTCCCGCTGGAGAACGGATATTTCGGGGTGAAAACGCGGGATTATATCACCAGCTACACCCTCTCACAGCTTCCGCTGGCGATGCGGCAGAAGTACGAAGAGTTCATGAACGAAGGCACTTTGCAGGTGTTCGACGGGACTGTGCTGGATATGATGCAGGTTTACGATGACCTCGACGCCTACATCCTGCAGAGCGAGTACGACGTGCGGGCCTTTGGCTACGACCCCTACAACGCGAAGGAATTCGTGGAGCGGTGGGCGCAGGAGAACGGCCCCTTTGGCATCGAGAAGGTCATTCAGGGCGCAAGGACGGAGAGCGTACCGCTGGGCGAACTGAAGAAGTTGAGCGAACAGAGAAAGCTGCTGTTCGATGAGGCACTGATGGAGTTTGCCATGGGCAACTGCATCACGCTGGAGGACACCAACGGAAACCGGAAGCTCTACAAGCAGCGGCACGACAAGAAGATCGATGCCGTGGCAGCGCTGATGGATGCCTACGTGGCGTGGAAGCTGAACCGGGATGCATTTGAGTGAGGTTATATATGATAGATGACTGGTGGGATCATATTGCCCATGCAATCAGTTTGAAGTGAAGGCAGGTGAGAAATCAAAATGGATTACTGGAAATTCATGCAGCACGGGCTGTTCGGGAAGGGCAGTGCGCGGAAGAACCACAAGTATTACCAGCGGGTCGAAGTAGGCACGGACCGGAACGGCAACACGGAATATTACTACTTCTACAGTAAGGAAGCATACGACAACTACCGGAGAAGCCGGGCGATCAGCAGAGGCGAGGACCCCGACAGGAAGCCGACCCGCGCCCAACAGAAAAAGCGGGCCGAGGCAGAGACGGACAAGGAAAAGAAAGCCCGCATGAAAGCCGCCAAGAAGCGGTATAACAAGAAAATGTCGGCGGCACGCCGGAAGCGCGCTGTACAGAAGGGCGCCCAGAGAGTGGCGCGGTTGCTGGGAAAGTGAGGTGATGACAAAGTGCAGGGATACAAAGATGAGCTGTACCATTGGGGCATCAAGGGCATGAAGTGGGGCGTGCGGCGATACCAGAACAAGAACGGCACCCTGACGGCGGCCGGGAAGAAGCACTACAGCGGAGACGGGAATGCAGGCGAGGACACCGAACAGGTGGAGTATGCGCCGAAGCGCTCGGGCAAGAAAGCCGAGGATTACTCCGATGAGGAGCTGCGGGCGCGCATCAACCGGCTCCAGATGGAAAAGCAGTACCGCGACTTACAGGGGCAGACCAACATCCGGGCCGACGACCCCAACAAGGAGCTGAAGGCCGAAAAGGAGCGCTTGCAGCTCCAGAAGGACGTGAAGCAGCTGCGAAACGACGTGTACGGCGGGAAGAGCTTTGTGAAGCAGGTCATGTCGGATGCCGGAAAGCAGGTGCTGACCAAGGCGACAGCGGGCGTGATGAGCTACGGCGCGAAGAAATTTGTTTCGGATGTGCTGGGCAACCCTGAACTGGCGAATGCTGTGGTGAACGGCAGTGCCGGAAAGCAGGACCAGCAGAAGAAAGACGACCAGAAATAGCTGTTTGGATGCTGCAATAATTTCTCGACCTGCGATAGAAAGGATAAAGATGCCTAATACCTTTGGCTCCAGGCTGAAACACGCCTGGAACGCATTTCTGAACCGAGACCCTCCCCGGGTGTACGGAGGGGGCTACAGCTACCGGCCCGACCGGCCAAGGCTGAACCGGACGACCGACCGCACCATCCTGACGGCAATTTACGCCCGGATGGCGCAGGACGCCACAGCTATCACCATAAACCACGTAAGGCTCGACGAAAACGACCGCTTCGATGCGGTGTTGGACTCGGGCCTTAATTCATGCCTGAACCTTTCGGCCAACAAGGACCAGACGGGCAGGGCTCTGCGGTACGACATCTATCTCTCCCTGCTGGACGAAGGCGTCATTGCCATCGTTCCGGTGGACATCGACGAGGACCCGGTGATGGGGGAGACAGAGATCCGGTCGATGCGGGTGGGCAAGGTGAAGGAGTGGTACCCGGACGATGTGCGGGTGGAGCTTTACAACGACAGGACCGGGCAGAAGGAAGAAGTCATCCTGCCGAAAGAGCGGGCGGCTATCGTGGAGAACCCCTTCTACTCTGTCATGAACGAGCCAAACAGCACCGTCCAGCGGCTCATCAGCAAGCTGCACATCATGGACGCCGTGGACGAGCAGGCCGGAAGCGGAAAGCTCGACCTCATCATCCAGCTGCCCTACACCGTGAAAAGCCCTGCCCGGAAAGAACAGGCGCAGGAGCGGCGGAAGACACTGGAAGAGCAGCTGGCGGGC